CTGAATGAGTTGTAGTCAAAGCCTGTGTCAAGCTCGAGCAGGTAACTACCTGATTGGACAACGCTGGCAGCCATGGTTATGCAATCTGTACGTCAAGTGGGCCGCTGCGACGGTTGTACTGTTTCAATGCGTTTACGATGGTGTCGCCTAAGCGTTCATCAGCAATGGTGCTGTTGACCGTCACGTTGTACACAGCCTGCTTAGGCGCGTACGCAGCGTCCAGCATGGCTGGTACTTCGTAGTAGCGGCTCTTGGGGTCATACACCGAAGGGTCAAACGGTTGCACAATCATTTGACCGCCACCGCCACCGCGACTGCCGCCGCCACCGCCACCCGATGGGGCAGGCAACGTCACCGGGGCAATAGCCGGAATGCTCGGTACTTGAATCATGCGCTCCACTCGATCAGGGCCAACAGCTGTACCAGCAACACCGCTAGCAGTGCCCCCGCTACTGATGTTGAAGCGCGGCAAATTGATGTCACCCAATGGGTCAATGCTGACACCCGGCAGCAGGTTCAAGCCTTTGATGACCAGATTTATCATGCTGACGTACGTGTTGGCGATGCTCTCAAAAATGCCGATGATGAAGTTGCCCATCGTGGCAAATGCGTTCTTGACGCTGCCAGTCTTAGCGACCAGCACACCAAAGCCAGCCACCAACAGCGCCACAGCAGTTACGACCAGGCCGATTGGGTTAGCAGCCATCGCAAGGTTCAACGCCAACTGCGTCACCGTGATGACTTTCATTACTGCGTTCAATGCGAGAATTGCCCCGGCAAGGGAGCCGACAACAGCCATGACCGCTAGCACTTTGTCAGTGTTGTTTTGTACGTATTGCGCAAAGCGTTGCAGTACTGGCAGCAGGCGCTCGAGGATGGGCAGGAATGCTGCACCGATGGATTCCTTAGTTTCGCCAATGGTGAGCGATAGGCGTTTCATTTGACCCTCAGCGCTGTTGGCAGCCACAGCTGCTGATCCGCCGACCGTACCAGCCACAGCCGCAAACACCTCGTCCAGTGACGCGCCTTCTTTGATAAGGCTTCGTACCGAGGGCAGCAACGTGCCCAGCGCCTTCGTGTTGCCACCGTACGCCTTAGCAATGGCATCCGTAGCAGTGCCCAAATCAACGCCAGTAGCCGCTGCAATGTCGAGGGCCAGCGTGAGGCCATCCTGTGCCGAAGTCATCTCTCCGGTTACTTGGACAAGCGAGGCGAGGGCTGGGCGTAGTTCATCGTCAGCCACAGCCGCCGACATCATCGTGGATTCAATAAACGCCTCAGCGACCTTGATGTTGGCTTCCCCAGCCAGCGTGTTATTAGTAATGGCTTGGGCGAGCAGGGCTTGTGCTTTTGCGTCCTCAATAGCGGCCTTGGTTGCGTCACCGATGACCACAGCCAGCCCACCAATAGCCGCAGCTGCCGGGATGGCAGCCTTCTTGAGGGCGAACTGGGCTTTAGCGCCAGCGCCTTCAAGGTTCTTGAACTCGGCAACAGCCTTGCTAATGCCTTTGCCATCAAACTCGGAAATGATTGGGATTGTTACAGCCATTAGCGAGTCAGTCTATTCGTAGTGGCCTCATTGATTTTTTCTACGACTCGACCAAGGTTCTCGTTGACCTGATCGGCGTTGCGTTCGTATGAGGGCCACATCAAACGTGATGGTGCACCGTAAAGCGATGACAGCGCTGATGCCAGACGATTAGGTGCTCCACGGCCTGCCATGTCAAAGATTGTTCCTGCCGGGCTTTTCATTGTCACACTGAAAACAGCCAGGCTGTTTCCACGCCTGCGATTACTGAAGCGCGCAATGATGGATTTGCTGACCGAGCTTTGTGCCCAAGGCATGAGTCTGCCGCCTTTCCAGTTGCGTGACATACCCGATAACGGCAGATTTACAACCTTGCTTCGAGCATCCTTCACAATTGGATCAACAATGGTTTTGAACTCTTTTTTGATTTCTTTGGCAAGCTCAGGTTCCATACGCTGCAACTCGCGCAGCGTCTCTTTGACACCGACAACAGTTACAGATGTTTCAGCCACGTTGTTGTTGCTTTCTCGCCAGCAGTAACACGGTAGCCAAATCCTCGGAATCAAACTCGATGTCAGGTGGCCACCACCCAGTAGCCAACAACAGCTCCGCTAACTGGCGGCGGACGCTGTTGCTTCCGTAGGGTTTGCGTGGGCAGTCTCCACTACCTCAAAATCCTCAACGGACACAAGCCAAGTGTCATAGTCGCGGCCTTCACGCTTATTGACGTTGAGCTGATGCCACGCCATAAACATGATGTCATCAATGCCGATACCAGCCTGTAGATCGCTGGCGCGGCGCTTGAACTTGCGTTCCCACGCAGCAGCCGTAGCAATTGTCGTTGTGACTTGCTCTGTAACCAATTCCGCTGCTGGTGTCTTGAATGACACCTTGATGGTTAGTTTCACGGGGTCACGTCCTCAACCAGCACGCCGCCTGTGATGGTGATTTCTACTTCGGACAGTTCACCGACCGAGCCGTTCACGACATCAAGCGACTCAAGGTAGCCGCCAGTGATTTGGAACTCTGGGTTCGTGGTGCTGATTGCTGAAGCCGATGCAGCTTTGACTGCGACGTACACGTTGGTGCCGACAAGGCTGGTCAGGTCAACGTAGGTGCCCGGGGTGCTTGAGTACTCCATCAGCAGAGTGGCGGTCACAGTCACGTTGGTAAGGCCACCAACAAACTGGCGGCCAGTGTTACCAAACGAAGTGGAGTCGAGCGCTTCACGCGACTTGGTGACAACGACCGACTTGCACTGATCGGTCAGGTCTTTGATTCCAGCAAGGTTCGGGCCGATGCCAAAAGATGGGGAAGCCAGGTAAGTGGTTGCGTTAGCCATGTAGCGAATCTCCTCTACGTCGAGGGTCGCTGCTTACCCGTAGAGCAGTCTAGTAGCCCTAGGGGCTTACTTTGGTGCGTATTGTCAGCTCGTAGGCAGGGTAGTCAGCGCCACCGTACGACACGGTGGTTGGGCGTGCATCCGTCAAGCCGATTTGTGCAGCGCGAATCAGGTCAATGTTGTCCAGCAAATTGTCCAGCGTTCTGTTGTCCCCGGTGCCCAAGGCAGTCATCACGACACGGAACTCCATGTCAGCCACCACGTTGGTAGCCATCATGATGGTCGGTGCCTCGACCAATGCGCATGGTGGGTTCATGTTGCGTGGATCATCAAAAACACGCAGCCCGGTAATCGTCTGCAGCTTGGCGACCAGTTGGTCGTAACCATCCTTGAACATGTTTGACATGTCAGGCCACCTGTGGCTTATTGACTCCGAGCAAACGCAAGATTTGACCGTAGTTGCCTGTGACCGGGCCACCTGTGGCTAGTGGGTCAAACGACGCAAACGCTTCCGTAGAGCCGCGCTCACGGTACAGAATTGCCGCGTACTGAACGGTGCCGAGCTTTACCGCGCCATCTGGCACCACGGTTGGTGAATCAAAATAGCCTGACTCCTCGCGCTTGCGGTACGCAAATTGGTTTGCTGCGCTCACTGCCATGTTGGCTACGTCAAGGTCAGCACTCGGGTTGGTGAACGTGAAGCCGAGGTAGTCCTCGACATCGCCCAGGACAATCCACGAGCACGTCACCGAGTAACTGCATGTCCCGGTGGCGGCTGCTCGATCAGCATCAGCCGTGGTCAGCGCAAACAGCACCTGATTGGGGATGATGGTGTCAGTGTCGTACTGGTAATCGCCTTGTTGCGATACGCCGATGAAGTAGTACTCGGGCAGCGCCAGAATCTTGTGCGTGCCATTCCACGTGGCATTGATGCCGGACAGCGTGATTGACTGCCCTACCTCAAAGTTGTGAGGCTCCAGCAACTGAACGACGGCAACGTTACTAACTACCTGTTTATGGGTAAGTGAGTAAGTTGCCACCGTTCAGTGTCACCTGGAGGGAGTGAACTTAGGCGATTTCAACGAACTTGCTGGCATCAAGCATCAAGGTCGCCAGGTATCCGCGGAACTTGATGATGCGTGACAGCGAGCCATCGGTGGCTTCGACTTGGATTGCACCCTTTTGCTGTTCGTAGATCTCGAAGCCATCGGCGGCACCGATTGCGAGGAAGTCGCTCTCGTATGGGCACACCACGACTGAGAGGCCGAATGCGTTGGCTGACAGCGTGCCGGGGGCGACGTTGCCGAATGCGTTCATTGGGCCGACCTGTGGGAACAGAGGACGGTCAGCGGTGTCGCTGAGCTGTCCGAGTGCACCCCAGAACGAAGGCGATGCGAAAAGGTGGGTTGGCAAGTGCGTGCTTGCGTTGAGGATGGTCTGCGACGCGCCGTAGATCCATTCTGCCCAAGCAGCCGGGTCGGTGACATCGAAGGCGGCGCGAGTCGTGGTGATGCCGGACTTCAGCGCAGCCTCAACTGCATCCTCGGTCTGCTTGGCGTATTCACGTGCCATGTCGTCAACGAGTGCACCCAAAACTTCGGGTTCGCTCCAGTCAATGTCCTCCTCGGACAACTTGACGTAGCCGCCGTACACAGCCTTGGTGACGTTTTCCTTAGCAACGACAAACGTGCCTGCATCGAGCGGCTGGTTTTCGCCATTGCTCAAACCAATCGTGGTGTGCGTGGTCACCTTCGGGCGCGAGAACACTTTGCCGCCACCGGGCATTGCGCGAGCACCGATTGCATCAATGACTGGGCGACGACCGATCAGGTTGTTGTACACCGGGCCAAGAATTGGCGTTGGCAAGAGGCCGGGCGTGTCGGTCGTGACAACATCAGGTGCAGCAGCCTTCAGATTGGCGAGGAACTCAGCAGCAACTGCGCCACCCTGGCACAGCTTGCTGATGTATTCGCCAGCGGTTGGCATGACGAATTCTTTCTTTGGTGCAGCGAACAGCATTTGTGGTGCTGGTGCTGGTGCTTCTACGGATGCTTCGACCTTGACTTCGGACATTGTGGTTGTCTCCTCTTGTGGTTCGGTCGCTGCAACCTCTGTAATCATAGCGCCCTTGAATGCAGGTGCCGTGACAAGTGATAATTCTACCCAGTTGGCCTTTTTGATGATCATGGTGCCGTTGTCGTCGTAGGAAGCGTCTACTACGTCAACGCCTACTGATACCGAGTCAACTGCCTCGTCCTTGATGAGTTCAAGCATGTCGTTGCCTTCGCTGGTGGCGCTAATTCGGGCCGTAAAGAGCATGCCTTCCTCAGAATCAAGTCGCCCGGTGACTACGCCTACTGGCTGCTCGGAGTCGTGGTACTTGAGCAGCTTGGGCTTCTTGCCAGTGATCGGCAGTGAGCCGCGCTCAAAACGGACGCGAGTTCCGTCGCTGACGGTTGCTTCGGTGTTCCAAGGTACGGCAACGCCAGAGATTGAGCGTGGTGACTCGCCATCCTCAGCCAGGACAAATGTGTTTTGTGCAGTTAGGCGAATCATGAGTTCTCGCTTTCGTCGTTAGAGGGTATCTCCCGAGAAGGTGCAGCGTTGTCCTCCTCGGGAGACATTTCGTACTCCTCCAGGTATGTGTCAATGTCCAAATAAATGTAACGGCCTCGTGGTGTGATGTTATTCATGCTCAACGTCTGCTCGATGCAATCAATGAACGGCTTTGCACCAAATAGGTAAAGGTCTTGCCGTGCCTGTTGCGCGTTTTGGTAAGTCATGCCAGAGCCGCTTGGCGCACCCACCAAATAAGGCGGAATGTTGGCGATGCGTGCCATTTCCAACGCCTGATAGGTGCGTGCTTCCGTCAACTGCAACTTGCTCGGATCCATGTAGGACTCTTTCCAGTCCACGTACTGGTTCAACGCAGCAATCGCATTGTTGTTTCGTGCAGCTGCAAAGCCAGCCGCCAATTCGGAGAGTTCCTCGGCGCTCAAAGGCTCGCCTTCGGTTTGCTTCAGCACACCTGCCGGGGTTTGATTCTTGGCAAATCGCTCGGCGCTGGTATCAAGGTTGATGTTGGTACGAATTGATCGAGCGCCCATGGTAAGCAAGCCTTGGATTGGGCTGAGAAATTGCACGACATCGTTGGGGTCAAGCTTGTAGCCGTTGAAATACACCTCTTTGCTGGGGCCGAACCATTGTGGGCCGGCTTGGTCGCGTGTCTGTACGTCAGCTGCTGGAATCCACGTGAAGGTTGCTGGGAAGCCGTTTCCGAAGCGGCTGGTCACAATCCAGAAGGCGCGTCCGTAGAACAGTAGGTCATCGGTTGTCCAGCTCATGATGAAGTTGCGTGTGACGTTGGGGTCGGGCTGGTGGAACCACGTGTCATCCGGCAAGTCAATTTCCTCGTAGTCGTCATCCATCCACTGTTTGGCGTACTGATGAATTTCAAGGCAGCCAACCATTGAGCAGATCAGGTCACGTGCCCGGCTGATGGTGGGAATTTGGATGGCAGCCGACCTGTTGAAGTCGGTGGTATAGGTGATGAAGTTGCCGACCAGCGGATTGCCAGCAGCGCCAGCTGCACCTATCTGTGCGTTTGTGTTGTTAGCGACTGCGCGCTTCAGTGAAAATGCCATCGTGACATCAGTCTAGGCACTCGATGCAATCATGGGTCGGTTCACCATCGGACGCGGCTTAGCGCACATACCAACAGCCCACACAAGACACCGGGCTAACTCAATCGGGCCACTCGACTTCTGTGATGACAATGCAATAGCGCCCGGAGTTTTTACTGCGACAGCACGCCCGACATGCTCAGCCAACATCGTCTCACCAGTGTGATTGACGCGGCCCTCATTGATGAGGTTCTTGACCATTGACGTGTAGCGCCCTATTTCCTGATAGCCGACCAGCACCCTGCGACGTTGCAGATCGGAGGGGCAGTTGGTGTCCAGTGTCGGCGTGATAGCAACTTGCAAGCCTGAGTTGGAGGCCAACTGGGCACGAATGTTATCCCATACCTGTGTCACGGTTTCGCACATGAATGCGACAGTCGCACAAAGTATCCCAGCAGTATTGGCGTTCACACGTACCGCCACGTACCTGCCATCGTCGAGCGATACTTCTACGGCGAGCACGCCACCGGGCAACGGTGGCAAATCGGTACGCAACGATTCCCATTTGCCGGGCTGTAGCCACGACAGCTCTGACTGTACCCATAGGTTCACGCTAGATCGCAGGAACCCGGCACGATTGGGGCCTTTGGATTCAGCCTGAACGGTACGAATGTCCAGCGTGTGCCCGAGTGCCGGGTTGGCGTACTCCCACGCGGCTTCGCTCATCGGGTCAAGGTCGGGCGGTGGGCTGTACTCCGCTAGGTACACAGAATTCGTGACTTCGCCTGAGTCAATGGCACGTATGCCTTGCTCACGCCACCGCAGCATCGCTATGGAGTCCTCGGTGCCTGCCGTTGACCACATTGAGCACAAAGGATTAGGTCGCGCGCGCTGAGTTGGCAGCAAACCGATGTCGAGCGTCTCGGAGTCAATGCCGAACACTTCATCAGCGATGATTAGGTCAACGCTCATACCGTGACCGCTGGATGGCCGGGCTGCTTTGACGTACCAGCGCGAGTCACCGACCTTGATGCTGTTACGACCATACGCCCACACAGCTTTGACACCGAACTTGGCTTCAATCACCGGGGCAAGGTCTTGGAATAGGGCTGTCGCTAGATCAAGCCTGTGGGCTGTAGTCAGAATGGTTTGAGGGCCGACCTGCGTAGCGTGCTGGGTTAGCCACCAGCCCAGCAACGCCTTGAGCGCTACGGTCTTTCCGTTTTGTCGAGCGACGGACACAAGCGATACGTGGTTGAGAAACTGCCCTTCGGCATCCACGGCAAGCTGACCGTTGAGAACATGCCTTTGCCATGGCATGAGTTCCACTCCGAGAATGCGCTCAGCCCAATCCGCAACTTCGGGGCCATAACTCCCGGCTGCTCCCGTAATGACCGTTTCAATTCGCGGCAAGTCATGGCCTTTTCCTTTCCGTTCAATGACCTTTCCTTTGGATAAAGAAAGAGATGGGCGCGGGGGCAAGGACTGATGTTGATCCAAAAAATCCTTGCGTGATTTTTTTGGTTTGCGATTTTGAGAGCGTGTTTGGGTTTGGTTGCCGGGGCGTGCGGCTTGTCGTGCTCGACCTTTGGCTGCTTTGTAGTTGGCTCCGCGTCGTGCGTTGCATGGCTTGCATGAGGGAACGAGATTGTCTGGTGTGTCGGTTCCTCCTCTGTCGTGCTCAATCAGGTGGTCTGCTTCGGTGGCCTGGCGTTTCTTGCACCAGTGGCACTGGGGTTTATCCGCCAGGAGTTCGCGGCGTGCTTTGAGGTACGCAGTATTGGATGTGCGCTTAGGCATTGTGGTTTGGCTGACGCGCTTCGCTTGTCCTAGCGCCCTCGCGTTGCTCGGTTGCTGTCAGGTCTATTTGGCAAGTGAGGCATACGGGTTCACCGTTGATGATTTGATCACCGAAGTCTGTCGCGAGGTTGTTTGCGTTGCATCGAGTGCAGTCGCCTATCCATGTTCTGGGTTTGTGACCGAAGGGCTGCGTCATGTTGTGTGTCAAGGCTACTTAGGCAGAGTGCCCCCGGGCACCATCCCGACCGTTGTTGAAGCACGGTTCACACTCGCCACGCAATGGATCTGTTTGCATGGGCTGAGCTGCCCTTCTAATGGGCGAACTAGGGATGATGAGTCCTCGAGGATTTGCACCTGCATCAGGTCACGCGGCCTGAACGCACCAATGTGATTGGCGTACTTTAGTTTTTCCAAGCTGTGATTACAGCAGAAGCCTCCTGCTTGGATAGTTCGTCAAGTTTTACGACCTCACGATTGAGCACTGTGCCAATCTCACGCATCGTTTGACTGCCCGGTGTAAAGCCTCTGGTCTTAGCCAACACTCGAATCATGCCAATCTGCTTCTCTGACGCTTTGCCAGGGCCAGCCTTCATAGGCACCACGTTTGTTTGTGGTTCGCCTGTGAATGGGTCTGGGATGGGTTCGCCATCGTCATACCGGGCAATTTCCACACGTGGCTGCTCTTGGCGTGCCATTACCTCTTGCTTTGATGCCATTTTGTGGTCAATGCCAAAGCCCATCATGCCCAAAGCGCGACCTAGAGCCGAGGTGCTGGCGTTCATTTGCTCTGAGTCTTTGGTGTATGGCGTACGGCCCGGGAATGGCTCCCAGCAGTATGCGATGCATGGCAACTGATCGTCTTTGTCTCGCCACACTGTGCAACGTATCTCGATGTACAACTTGTCGTTGACCTCACGAAATGTCGGTTGCGACTCTTGTACTCGCAGGTCTGGGAACTTGTCTAACGCCATGCGTAGGCGTGTTGGTACGTCAACGTAATTGTCCAGGTTGAAACTCATTTGCTTTTTTCCTCCAATAGCAGCATCAGGTTGAACCATTCATCCACGGGCATGACAGCCATCCACTGTGCAACATCGGTGTGCCCGGGTCGTTTGCAAATGATGACTCCTGTGTAGGCGTTGGCGTGTGTCATTTGTGCTCGCAACTGCCTGAAGTAGCCAGCCCAGTCGTGTGCTTTACGGTCTTTGACCTCAATGACGACACCGGGCCAGCCTGTGACATCGCCTTTGTCATCGTGGGTACCTGCTTGGATACGGTCTGCTTTGATTCCGTACTTTCGTAGCCATTTGACTACTGCAAGCTCTGCTGCATGGCCTTTACGCTTCTGTGGGCTTGTCACGCCAAAACTCCATGTCTCCTAGTACGTGTAGTGGGGCATCGAGCAGCTGATCACGTGCGTCAGCCATGTGCAAACAGTTGAGGTAGCCGATTGCGTCAACCAGTGAGTCCTCGTGCATTTTCTCGTTGTCAAGGCTTTTCATGAGCCGAGCCAATTTGACTGCCACCATAAACATGATGGCCTCTTGCACGGTCAGGTTGTGCTTGAAGTTGGTGAGCACACCAAAGATACGGCGCACCATGGTGTAGTCGGTAAATGGGTGACCGTACTGTTCCATGCGTTCACCGTTTTTGGTGAGTTGCCATGCTCGATACGCGGCATCGCCCGGGTCAATGTTGCTGCTCACTTTTTCCTCTCAGTGGTTTTGACAATGTAGTACACGCATCCCACGATGTATGTGGTGAACACCCCGGCAAAGAAGTAGTCAGCCCACAACATTGTCGTATGTGCTCCAGTTCTGCCAGCCGTAGTTCGTTGCGATGTGCCATGCCACCCACAAGTTGGTAAGTGGGTCAAACAGTTCGGTGCAGTCATCAATCATGCCTTTGGTTTGCAGGTAGCCGCGAGGCCAGTATTTGGTTGGCTGGCACCATGATGGCGTGTGAATTTGCATCAGGCCGAAGCTCTGCCCATTGTCACCAATGGCGTTAGGTAAGCAGGCTGATTCAAGCTCTGCCACCTGTAGCGCTAGCCATAGGTCATCAAGCACGAAGCCTGCTCGTAGGGCTGTGTCAGCCCATTCTCGGCAGCCTGGGCCTGTGTATGGGGGCATGGTCGTTACGACGCTCTCAGGGCTTCCTAATGCGTCTGAAGCGGTGTCCAAGCCCACCGTGCCCGAAAGGGGAGCCGTGTACACGGTGGACTCGGACACCAGCCCGATGGTGTCGGTTTGTGGGTCGGACGTAACAGCCAGGGTTACGCCAAATAGCCCGGACAAAGCCAAGGCGATCACTGCTAGGGGATTCATGCGACGCTCGGGTGTTCCGGGTCGATGCGAGGCTGATGGGTCAGTTTTGATGGCTCGCTCCAATCCTCGTCAGCGTTGAATCGGTAACGCAGCTGGGCCTTTACGACCTCGCCTTCAGCGTTCCTGAACACTACCAAGTGGAATTGTTGCGCTGTATCTGGACAAAGCCCGGTGAGGACTTCGTAGGTAATCAGGTTGTGTGTCATGTGTAGGCCCCTCCAGAAGCCTGTTTTGACCTTAGCGGCTTTTTCGTCGCTTGTGTGGGATGCTCAGTTTCTCTACTTTTCGTACCATTCCCCACGGTATGAGTAGCACGTTGTCAGCACCCTGATCTGCCGTGCAGGTCTGAATCAGTACGCAGTGACGCTTGTACCGCTTCAGGATGCCCACGGACACGCATACCAGTGGCTGGTCATCAATGTCCCCTAGTTCGTGCCATTCGTTGTTGTCAAGGCTGTGAGCGTCATGCCACGTCACCTGGACGATGGCTCCGTCTAGTCCAGCCATACCACGTACTCCGCCGCTACCCGGCCTTTGTCTGGGTCAACGAAGTGCAACCGTTGGCTCGGTATCCCGGTGGCTGCGACGAACTCTCGAGCGTATTCGTTGTGCGACTCCGGGGAGCCTGTCACAAAAATGCGACCTCCGTTGCTCATCGTCAAGCTCATTGGCGTGTGCCAGTGGCCCATGTAGCAGTCGTTGAAATCCTCAATAACTCCACCTGCCCACGCGTTGACCTTCCTCAGTATGCCGAACGCTGGCGTGTTACCGCCAAAGCTCTTGATTTCATCGCCATGTACTAACAGCGCCGTGTAGTTGCCAATTTTGACAATTTGATACCAAGCATCAGATGACTGCCAATCCTTTACTAGGTGCCCCACCTTGTTGCGTGCAATCTCATACGAGATTCGATCCACGTTGTCACCCTTCGGCATTTCGCCGTACCGACCAATGCGCCCATGGTTGCCGTATTCGCACACCACGCGCACAGTCTCAAAGTTGCTGGCAAGTGTTGTCACCGTTTTGGCAATCAGCCTGGACACCTCGAACAGTTGCTCGTATAGGTGGCTGTCCACCTCGTATGCCTGCCCAGGAAAAATACCCATGCCTTCAACCATGTCACCGCCAAGCATTAGCACCGCTTCGCGTACCGGATGATGTTTGCGTTGAATTTCGGTGATGTGCAACGTCTTGTCAATAAAACGATCTATGCGTTGACCGCATGTTTCCGAGCCGTACGACACAGATTTCTTGCCGAGCTGCCAGTCGGTGCAGTGAATGACTGCTACCTCGGCTTTGCCTTTGCGAGTGTCCTTGGTCGGTGGCTTGACCTTTACTGGTGGCGTACCGAGGCTTGCGTCTTTGGCGGCCTGATACACAGCCTGCACCAACTCGTCGTTCTTGACTTTGAGCTTGGCGTACTGCTGCTGAGAACGCTTGAGCGCCTCACGCAACTGCTCGAGCGTCTGCTCCTCGGCAATCTCGTTACTTAGTGACATGTTTGCGCCTAAATCGGTACACAACGTTCCAATCGCACTTGAAGCCATGTTTGGTCAACAGCCGGGCTATCGAGTGATTGCTGTAATCCAAGTTGTAAATCAGTTCGTACCATTCTTCGCCGTTTGGCTGTGCATCAATCCAAACGCCTAGGTCGTGCAACCTATTTTGTCTTGGTTCTATTTCGTCGCGTAACGCCATTGTCGTGATCCTCCAGATGGTTGTCAATCTTGTGTTCCACCCTAGTAAGTATCTTGCGGACGTATGCGTGATCGTCAGCATTTTCTCGTCGGGCACGCTCAATCAAAATGGCTGGCAGGACAGCTGCGCAGATGATGGCAATACCGCTAATGAGCGCTACGTAAATCTCTGTCGGCATGCAGGCTCACAAACTGCTGCACTTTCAAGGGTACCTTGTCCCCTGTGTAGTACCTGATGTGCCA